AATATTTTATTGCAGATGATGGATGAAGGTACTATTACATCATCTAATGGTAAAAAAGCAGATTGCAGAAACTCTATAATTGTGTTAACATCTAACCTAGGCGCAGCAGACAATGAAAAACACACTATTGGTTTTACCACTGCATTAGAAAAAAGCGGCGAAGATGACAAAGCAGTCAAAGACTTCTTTAAACCAGAATTTAGAAATAGACTAGATGGTGTTGTTAAGTTTAACAAGCTTGATCAATTGAGTATGAGAAAAATTGTTAACAAATTTGTTAGCGACCTCAATGATCTGTTGCAGGATAAACAGCTACGAGTCAGACTGACAGAAAAAGCAGTCGATGAACTGGTAGTAAATGGATTTGATACTAAAATGGGCGCAAGACCGCTACAAAGAAAAATCAACGATGTCATAAAAGTTCCATTGAGTAAAAAAATATTGTTTGAAAATATAGCATCAGGAACAACTATAATTGTAGATTTTGCCAATAAAGAATTTGTTTTTCAACCGGTAGAAACCTCAAACCTTCAACATAGAATAGACGAAAATGGATACATTGTTCTGGAAGAACCTATCTCCGAATATTGAAATTTTATCATCATCTAAACAGTTTTATAATCAATATTACTATAGACTTAATGTGTATGCGCCTGGCTGTAAAAGTATTAAGTGCGAGAATGTAGCTCTTGATATTGATAAACGCAAAGACTGGGTACGAGATTACAAACGTCAGGGTTCGTGGTATAATAAACAGTTATACAATCATCTCAAACAAGCAGATATTGGATTTTTAAGTAGTCTTAAAGACCTTTATTATGAATATCCTGATATTAAAATACGTACAGAAGAACCAAAAATTTCTATATATGCTACTGATGAGTTAATGATTCAATCAGTGGCACGATCAATTGATGCTGATTATAGAGATAAAATTATCGATATTACTGGCCCTGAAAATGAGGAAGTTAAAGCGATCTTAGACAAAAATGTTATTTTGGTTAAAAAGCCTCCAAAATATCGATATAGAATTTGGTTTAAAGAAAAACAGTTCACGTTTGATACTAGGACTCAAATACTTGCTTACTTAGAGAGTTTGGGCGATCTAGTCAGGGTCAACAATCATACTCAAGAAAGTTTGAGCAGGCCTCATGACTGGATGTGGGGCGGCTATTTTTATTCAAATGACAAACATGTGGCTACATTTATTACCCTTATTAACCCAGACATAATTAGAGAAGTTTCAGAGCTGGTTTGCTTGGATAATAAATAATACTATTATTCAAGGAAGCCCAAATGGCCAAAATACATGAAGAGGTAATTGTTATTACCATAAGCAAACTAGTAAAAGACTCTGATGCGACAGATGCACCTGACCTTGCCAACAGCGAGATCATTGCAGCTTTAGGATCAGTAGCAGAAGAATTATTTGGCAACGGTGTTGTTGTCGAAGTAAACAAAGCTTAATCAAAATTTAACCAAGAGAGAAATCAATGACTAAAAAAGTAATTGGAGACAATGCGTCCACACAAGCCGATGCTGTAGCTGCAATCAAAGCAGCAGCAGAACAGAGACAACAATCCACGCCGCAACAGGATGCTGTTTCGTTAATCAAACAAGCGGCTGCACAACGAGCCAATCAACAGGCTCAGCCACAAGGTACACCGTTTGATTTTACCAAATGTCATTTGCACATTGGTATGCCTTGCTATGGTGGCAATGTCAGTGAGCCAACAATGACTTCGTTGTTGCGTTTTATCTTGATGGCCCAACAAGTAGGTTTGAACTGGTCGCTAGATACCATGGTCAATGAAAGCTTGGTTACACGAGCTCGTAATAATCTTATGGCCAAGATGATGACCAATCAGGCAGCTACACATTTTATGTTTATTGATGCAGATATTCGATTCCAACCAGAATCAATTTTGCAAATGATGGCCTGTGATAAGGATGTTATTGGTGGTCTATATCCTAAAAAAGCACTGCCGGTCAACTATGTTATTAATTTAAAGCCTGAAACCAAAGTACAAGGTGATATCTTTACAGTAGATACTATGGGCACTGGCTTCTTGATGTTTAAACGAGATGTATATGTAAAATTGTGTGCTGCACATCCTGAATGCAAATACGTGGATGATGTAGGTTTAGGTAAACAGTACGAACCTACTATGTATAGTATTTTTGATGTTGCCATCGATGCCAAGGGACATTATCTAAGCGAAGATTGGTTGTTCTGTCGTAGATGGAGTGCGCTAGGTGGCGAGATCTGGGCACACGGTAAAGTACTATTGAATCACATTGGGCATTATGAATTTGTTGGTGATCTCGCTAAGATGCCACAATTTGGGCAACCAGTTAATCCGGACGCTGCTCCTGGTGCCCCACGTGCTCTTCAAGATGCAATTCAAATGGCACAAAAGGCTCCGGCATGAGGATGAATTATGGATGAAAAAGAAATATTAGCCTTTAAAATAGGACTAAGTGGAACTTCTGATAAAAAACAAACAGAATTTAAAATAAGTATCAACGGAGATACGGTTGTACATAGTAAATTAACTAAACAGCCAAACGAAACCGAATATTTTGAATTTACTTACGAAATATCAGAAGGCGACAACAACTTAGAAATTAGTCTACTTAACAAGGGATTTGGTGATACTGTAATCGACAACGAAGGAAACATCGTTGGTGATATGTTATTAAATATTGATTCAATTGAAATTGATGAGATTGATTTAGGATCACTTAAATGGACTCTAAGCGAATATCACCCTATATATCCTGAACGTTATCGCGCAGAAGCTAGAAAACGCGGTGATGAATTATCTTCACCTGTTAAAAATTGTGTAAACTTAGGGTGGAATGGTACTTGGAAATTACCGTTTACAAGCCCTTTCTACATTTGGTTGCTAGAGAACATTTAAGCTAAATACAGCAATATAATGGAAAACCCATGTTTATTGCTGATTTATTTGAAAGTTATGTAGCAGAAGCCGGCCCGCAGTTGGTTGTACTATACCCGGGTCGGTTTCAGCCTTTTCATTTAGGGCACAGAGAAGTATTCCAAAGCCTACAAAGCAAGTTTGGGCGCGATAGTGTCTATATTGCAACTAGCAATAAAACCGAACTTCCAAAAAGTCCTTTTAATTTCAGCGACAAATCAGTACTCATGCATGCAGCTGGTATACCCAGTGATCGCATAATTGAAGTTACTAATCCTTATAAACTCCCTGAACCTCAGTTTAATCCCGCCAATACTATTTTTATAGCGGCAGTAGGTGCACCTGATAGAGATAGGCTGCGCCCTGACAGTGTTAAAAAAGATGGTACTCCGGGGTATTTTAAATCATTCGAAAGCTTGGATAAATGTGCCACGGCCGACAAGCATGGTTATGTGATTATAGCTGACGAGAGACAAAAAGTAATTACAATAAATGGTCAGCAAATAGATGTAAGTCATGGAACTCCATCAAGAGCAGCATGGAACGCGGTAAGAGACAACCCTCAAGGTAGATCAGAATATCTACTACAAATGTACGGTAGAGATGATTCTGAATTGGGCCGTATACTTGATAAAATTCCACAAACTGTCAATGAGGAAGCAGCCGGAGTTGGCGTAGTTAAAAACAGCAAGGATCCACGTTATGTCATGGCCACAATGGGCAACGACAACGATGTAAATGCTGCTACACTTCCTAAGATGATGGCCGGATTTCATTTAACAAAAAAATATAAAAAACTTAAAGAAGAAATGGATGTTTTAAAAGAAAAATGGTCAGCAAAATATAAACGTAGTATCAACTGTAATAGTCCCAAAGGATTCAGTCAGAAAGCGCATTGTCAAGGTAGGAAAAAATAATGTTTCACAGGCAATTACGCTTTGATGTACATTGTCATTGGAGCGGCGAACCACCTGTGTATAGAATATATGTAGACGATGACTTAATTACCGAACGCACTTTTGGATACGCAGGTTATGACTATTTTATACAAGAAAATGTAGTGTGCGATTTAGCACCAGGTGTTCATTGTGTTAGACTTGAAAATTGTTCTGATAGTGGTAATTTTCAATTGCTTAAATTAAGAGTAAACAATCAAGAAATGCCCAAACAACCAGGCAAAGACGGCTACGACAACAAACAGTGGACCTTTGCTTGCAACTACTAAATATTAAATATGGTAAGGTAAAGATATGAAAACAACAGAATTTGTAGTAGAAAACAGTATTATTGCTCAAGAAGCAGATGACATGCATCGTGATCACGAAGTACAAATGGCACGTAGTCAAATGTACAGCGCAGCACAAGCAGCAATTGAGATCCATCGCTTGTTAAGAGATATCAGCGAGATGGAAGGTCTTGAAGGTTGGGTACAAAGTAAACTAACTCTTGCTAGCCAATACTTGGAAAGCGTTAGAGATTACATGAAGTACGAAGATGTCAGTCAAGACACAGAATTGATGCCATTTGCTGAAGGTGCCGCCAATTATGCACTAGACAAATTATTAGTCGAAAAGGCAAATAAAAAAATGAAAGAGGCCACTACTGGTCCAACCATTGGCGGCGTTTCACAAACCACAAACGACGACGGTACAACTACCACAAATTATAATCAAGGTCCAATGAGTGCGTCAAGTACTAATCGTCCCACTGGCACTGTAAAAACTGCTGCATATGATTTGGGACCTGCGGGTTCAGTTAGTACTACCACAGGCCCTATGCTTGGTGGAGCACAAGGCAAAGGGAACCAAGTATCAAGCATCACAAATGCACAAGGAAAAACAACAAGCATTGTTGGTAAACCCGGTGCACAAGACATCAATCAAGCATTAAATGAAAAAAATAAAAAATTAAAAGAGACGGCCAGTGCTGGTGCAAGTGGTGCCAGTGGTATTGCAACAAGTGTAGCTGGTCCTGCTAGCAAGCCTGGTACAGGTAAGCCTAAGACTATTGCCAACGCACACAAACCAAAAAAAGTTAGTGTAGGTAAAGGCGTTTACTAATGAGCAACATGCGTGATCTACTTGAAAAGATGAATACGTTTGCTGGCAAACAAGTTGGTCAAAAACCTGGCGACCAAGTACGTGGCAGCGAGCCTATGCCCAAGAAGGGCGGTGGTAAAAAGCACCCTTATGCTGGTAGATTGGTTGGCACCGACGAAAGCTCAGACAATTTATTAAAAGAACTAACACAAGTAATCAACAGCGATCCTGTCAAAAGAGATCTGTTTAACGAATGGCAAGAGTATAAAGAAGGTTTTGAAGACTCAGTTAAATCCGCAGCTGACAAAATTGTTTCTGCTGGTAGTGCTACTCGAGATGCACTTGCTGGTGTAGTAAGTACTATCCCTAGTATCCCAAGACCGTTTGACGAAAAAGAAGTAGCCAAAGATCTATCACAAATAAAAAGCACACAACCTAAAACTAGCTGGCGCAACACTGATAAAAAAATGCAAGAAGATGATGTAGTAGCCGAGTGGGGTGCAGCCGGTACAGCAGTAGGTCCAGGCAATGATGATGCTGACCCAGTTGAAATTGCTGCACAACGAGCACAGCAGGTTGCAGGCAAACAAGATCAACAAAATCAAGTCGCCGGATTGATTGCACAAGTAAATGGTGCTAGATCAGAACTAGCCGGCCTTAACAAACAGTTCCCGCAAGGAGCCAATCCTGTGGAAAAAGCCATGAGTCTACAACAAATGCAAGGACAACGAGTAGCATTAGGTAGACAAATAGAAGACCTCATGAGTCAAGTAGCATCACTAAGATCACAGGCGTAATTATGTTTATAAACGATATTTTTAACGATAACAACAAAAAATTAGACGAAGTCAGCAACGAATTGCTAGGTCGTTATAAAAAAGCCGCAGGTGCAGATGCAAGTGCAGCCGACAAGCGTGGCGATGTTGAACAAGGTAATAAGAGATTCAAAGGCATTGTTAATGCCACTAAAAAAGAACTAGACAACGATGTCAAGCGTCATAAAAAATCACCCGTAGAAGAAAATGACCTTACTGTTCCTAAAGGGTGGGAAGCAAAAACTCAAGCAGATGGCAGTACACGCATATCCAAACAAGGTAGTATGTCCAGTGCCGATTATAAACAGAACATAGCAGACTATAAAGCCAAGAACTGGACTCCAGAAAAAATAGCCGATTATTCTCAAAGAATGGCATCTGGTCAAGGATACACAGATGCAGAAAGATCTGCAAACTATCAACAACAACAAAAATCTTTTGGGCAGTATGCCGATACACCGTTAGACGAAGCAGAACCAACAAATAATCAGCCGCGCACAGGTCTTTCTGCCGAACAAAGAGAACAGCTACGCAAAGATATAGATGCAGTTGATTACAATAAACAACAGCAGCCTCCTGCAGCTCCTTCCCGTGAACAAAAAGCAGACATACGCAAAGCCGTCAAAGCACAAGAAGTTAAAGAGCAAGGTGTGGCGGAAGGCTTGCCACAGACTCTACGCAAGGTTGTTCCAGGATATGCCAAGCGTGAAATTGATAAAAAGATGGATGCTGAAAAATTTGGTAGGACCGATGTAGATAGAGATGCTAATTACTATCGCTATAAAAAGATTCAAGACAAGATCAAAGAGCAAGGCATGGCGGAAGGCGGCTTTGATATTCCTGAAATTCCCAGAGCGCCACAACCAAGACCAGAACCCAAGAACAAAGCAGTAGGCGAAGGCTCAGTACAAGACAAACTACACCGGCGTCATCAAGAACTACGCAAGAAGTCGGGACTACCTGATCCCAACTACTACCAAGAGTTAAAAGCCACATACGATCTTCCTGATGAAGAAAGATACGCCAAGGCGGCTGAACTTAAAAAGAAATATCAAGTGAAAGAAGCACGCAAGGCTGAGGCCAATTTTGATGTGGAGGATCTAAAGCGTTTAGAACAAATTCGTGATTTACCTACACTTAAAGCACAGGCCATGGCATTGATCAGCAAACCAAGCGAAAGACCCATGAAGCCAGAAAAAGTTGCCTGGTTCGATGCTGCATTAGATCGCATGGACAACAGAATGGCCATTATCAAGCTCATGTATGATTTGTTATTAAGCGGCGAAGGACATCAAGTAATTGGTAGTAAGCGTAGCATGAATCCCAACAGCTACCGTAGCAGATTTGGTGAATCAACTATTACCAACGAAGACGTAGAACGATACGTAGAAGAACTAGAACGTGCTGGATATAAAATTCTTGAAGAAAAAACTAGATTAGATCCCAGCTGCTGGAAGGGTTATCGTAAGGCCGGCACTAAAATGAAAGGTGGTGTTCGAGTTAATAACTGTGTGCCAGTCAAAAAAAAAGTAGATGAGTACGGCGCAGCAAACGGTCCTCCTAATCTAAACAAGTCTGATATCAAGCGCATGATGCCACCTGAGCCAGTAGCCGAACAAATTCCCACAATCACCGATACTGGGCCAAGAGAACAACCACACCCAGCAGCACAAACTTTAGATCTAGTACGAGGCTTAAAAAGATTGGCTGGCATTGACAAGTACGATGTTGAAAATGCAGTCAATCAAGAAATAACAAACGTTGTTCGTTCTCCACAAGATGCAAGCAGCAAAAACGTCAGTATTATAAATCGTTTGTTTGGACCAAGGCAATAATGAGTTTTTTAGTAGCCAATCTTCCACCGGTGCATTGTTATATACGTAAAGAATTTCTTTATGATTTCAAAAAAGGACATGGCGAATACGAACCTTGTATATGGGTTTCAATTAAAAGTATTCGTGGCCAAGCTTTTAGAATAGAATCTTACTTACCCAACTATGGCGCACTTTATGACAAGCTACCTTTGCATGCGTATGTATCACGCACAGAGAATATTGACCACACAAAGTTTTTATCTCTAGACACATTGCAGATATGGGATTGTTTTGATTACAATATGGCAGTTATTCAAAAGTCATTTTTGAAAAATCTTTCTTGTAAATTTTATGCCAAAGACAAACAGATGTATTCGGGCAATTATCTGTTTACTGTGGATAATGCACACCCTGATCACAATCTAATAGATACCGGATACAGCGAATGGCCCGAGGATCATAAAAGTTTCAATTTTATTGAATTAAATAATGGACAATATGCAGCACAACCAAACAATCGTTGTTTGTTTTTTGATGCTGCAAGCAATCCTGTTGATATGAAGTTTCCAGATTTTAAAGTAGCAACTAAGAAATGGGTAGTAGAGCAGAATCCAAAATGGCGTCTAGGTGATACTGATACAGTAATGTACGAGCGATCTGATCCCGACGACGAACATTATGGCAAAAGTCAAAAGTTTAAATAAGTTTTCAAGGAGAGCAAAAATGGCAGCAAAAAGCGGATCAAACAACAAAGTCAATTCAGTATTTAAACGTACAAGTCAAGGCGGTAATCGTCCAAAAACTTCGTCAATGAGCAAAGTACAAAAACGCAATCACAAGGCTTATCGCGGCCAAGGTAGATAAATACTCTTATTAGGGTATCAGTCATGGATGAATTACAAAGAGCACTTAAAATAGCATTTGCAAGCGAGTTTGCTTTCTATTTGAAAGCGCATAACTTTCACTGGAACGTGGAAGGCCCAGCATTTCCGCAACTGCACGATTTATTTGGCAAAATATACGAAGAAGTATATGGCAGTATAGATATATTTGCTGAAGAAATTCGAGCCACTGGTGCATATACACCAGCATCATTTACTAAGTTCAGTATACTGAGTCTAGTAGACGACGAAGTTGAAACTCTACCTGCTGAGTCAATGTTGGTAGAGCTACTAGAAGACAGTACCAAAATGGAAGAAATGTTCAAGATAGTTTTTAGAGCAGCCGAGGAACTGGGCTTACACGGGTTGAGTGATTTCTTGGCCAGTCGTCAAGACGCCCACGCAAAACATTCCTGGATGCTACGCAGTACACTTAAATAGTGTATGACTGTTAAACTTGATACGGAGATTGGTTCCAATTTCTGTTATGCTCCGTGGACCAATATTCACATTAATACAACAGGAACTTATAAAACTTGTTGTGCCGGTACTAATGAGATTGGCGATTTACGAATAATTCCAATTCGTGATTTAATGTCAAAACAAAATCTAATAGATATTAAAAAATCAGTATATAATAATCAGCATCATAATAATTGTGCCATATGTGCAAGGCAAGAACAACATAGTTCGAACAGCGAACGTTCTTGGTATAACAACATAGCCAATAACGAATCAATTGAACTGAACAATATAGATCAAGCCAAACTTCAAAATCTTGACATTCGTTGGTCAAACACTTGTAATCTCAGTTGTGTGTATTGCGATCACGAAGCCAGTAGTCAATGGGCTAATCTTAAAAAACAACCAATTGATAGACTGGATTATTCAAACACTCTAACTGACATACTTAATTTTATTGATGCTAATAAATCTACAATAAAAAATCTTGCTCTATTGGGCGGAGAACCATTATTACAAAAAGAAAATAGTCATCTATTAGACGTCATTGACTCAAAGGTACACATTAATGTTATAACTAATTTAAGCGTTCCTCTTGAGAATAATAAAATATTCCATAAGTTATTAACTAAAGATAATTTTATGTGGGACATTAGTTTTGAAACTGTTGAAGATAAATTTGAATATGTAAGACATGGAAGCAGTTGGGATCTAATATTTAAAAACATAAAATTTTTAACTAATTCTATTAAAGATAAACCACATCATTCAATAGGTATTACCAGTCAGTACAGTATATACAATGCTTTAACTTTATCAAGTTTACATGAATATTTCATTGATAATCAACTTCCTACCATTCGTTGGAATGAACTTCATTACCCTAATATTTTAAGTGTTTCTAGTTTACCAAGACATCTATTAGAAGTAGCCAGATCTGAACTTTTTAAATCTGTTAAATATCATACTATGCCTGTTCAGAAAAAATTTCTGCAGGATATGGCCAATAGTTTAGAATTCATTCAATCAAGCAATACAGATTGCAAAGATCTTTATGAATGGCACGAAATTCAGGAAAAAACTTATTGGCCGGATTCAAGATTAAAGTTTGCCAATTTATGGTCGGAGTTTAGATAATGATATTGGTTTATATTCATGGAGCAAATGCTACTAGTGAAAGTTTTAATTATATAAGAAAACACATTGGTGGTAATGACTTTATTATAAATTATGATAGTCGTAATGGATTTCAGAAAAACTTAGAAGATATAGCAGATCAAATAAAAGACTTTGATAAAGTATTCTTTATATGTCATAGTCTAGGAGGTATCTATGCGTTGCATCTTGCAAACAAATTTCCCAAAATTGTAATTGGTGCGATTACTCTTAGTACGCCGTATGGCGGAGCAGAAGTTGCTGATGTAGCCAAATATTTTCTTCCATATAGTAGACTACTCAAAGACATTGGTCCTAATAGTTGGGCCATGCGAGAAGCAAGTAAAATTCATGTCCAACATCCTTGGTGCAATATTGTAACTGTAAAAGGAGACACTCCCTGGGTAATGGGGAAAAACGACGGAGTAGTAACAATTTCAAGTCAAAAGCATCACGGTGAGGACATGGATCTAATAGACGTAGAATATAATCATTATGAAGTGGTATTAAGTGATCAAGTTATTAAAATTATTCAAGAAAGATTACCAAAATGATAGGCGAAATGTTAGTATGGGGGTTTTTCAGTGCAATGGGTTGGATGACTGCCAATTGGGCTGTAGATAAAGTTATGCCGGAAAAGACAGAAACACAAGTGTGCAGCGAATGGCGAGAAGAACGTCAACCAGATGGCACAGTACAACGGACTAGAACTTGTGAAACAAAAAAATAAGTCTTCACCTTAGGACCGTGAGGGCGCGGCTGCTGCGCTATCCAAAGGAGTCGTGCCCAGAGGATTAAAGTGAGCAAATTTTATTTGCATTTTTCTAATTTATAGTTTATACTAATCAAACTTATTCAGGAGATGTTATGAGTTCAAGAATGTTCAGTTCAGAACAAAAAGCCAAACTAACACAAATCATCAATGAAGGCATGACTATCATGCAAGAAGTTGAAGATCTCAATGCAGGTTTAAGTGATACTATCAAAGCAGTTGCAGAAGAAATGGAAATTAAACCGGCTATTCTAAAAAAAGCAATCAAGATTGCACATAAATCCAAACTAGGCGACGAAAACGCTGACAATGAAGAATTGAATACTATTCTTCAAACCGTAGGCAAAACTCTTTGATTGATGCTGTATCTGGTATACTATCATGGATAAAAGATGATTGGCGTAGTCATCCTTTGCGCTTTGTTGCCGAGCTGGTTGCTTGGAGTATTAGTCTTGGGTGTAGCATTATCATGGCTATCACCGTACCAGACCCTCCCTTCATGGTTCTTTATCCTATGTGGATTACTGGCTGCGCTATCTATAGTTGGGCAGCTTATAGTCGTGGTAGTTTTGGCATGCTGGCTAACTACCTCTTGCTTACTACCATTGATACTATTGGTTTTATAAGAATACTTGGTAATGCTTGATATCTTTTTATCTATAATTGGCTATTGGGTAAGCGCAGGTATGTTCATTGCTGGGTTAATGTGGTTGGCGCTACGATTTGCAATTGTTTGCGAGCAAATAGTTGACTTCTTCTTTACAAAAAAATAAAATATATCTATGAGCTATGTTGACGCATTATATGACCGTAATCAGGATCGTATCCACATTGTTGAACGTGTCGGTGGTGAACGTGTATACAAGGAATACCCTGCCAACTATATCTTTTACTATGATGACCCTCGCGGTAAGTTCCGTACTGTGTACGGTACTCCTGTTGCTAGGTTTTCAAGTCGCTCGAATAAAGAGTTTCAAAAAGAACTACGTATTAACTCTAACAAGCGTCTTTGGGAATCGGATATCAATCCTGTATTCAGATGTTTGGAAGAGCACTACATTGGTGCCACCTCGCCTAAACTACAAACGGCATTTTTCGACATTGAGGTTGACTTTGACCCGGTAAGAGGCTTTAGTAAGCCAGAAGACCCTTTTAATCCTATCACTGCTATTTCGGTCTATCTTGATTGGATGGATAGGATGATTACCCTAGTAGTGCCACCAAAGAGTTATAGTTGGGAAACTGCACAAGAAATTTGCAATCAATATGATAATTGTTTTTTATTTGAACGCGAAGAAGATCTACTCAGCACTTTTTTAGATTTAATCGACGATGCGGACATATTAAGTGGTTGGAACTCAGAAGGATTTGATATTCCTTACATGGTCATGCGTATAACACGAGTATTGAACAAAGACGATACACGTAGATTTTGTCTTTGGGGGCAACTGCCCAAGCAAAGAACATTTGAACGCTTTGGTGCAGAAAACTTGACCTTTGACTTGATTGGTCGTGTGCATTTAGATTACATGCAACTGTATCGCAAGTACACATACGAAGAACGTCATAGTTATAGTCTAGATGCCATTGGTGAATATGAACTTGACGAACGTAAGACACAATACGAAGG